GAAAGGAACAAAAAAATGAAAGTTGGAGACAAAGTACAGTTAAGGCGCAGGATCTCCCAGAAGGGAGGTAAAACCAGACTCGCCACGGAAAAGGTCACGATCCTTGGAATCTATCCGCATCATATACAGGTCAGAAACCAGAAAGGGATTGTGAGGAGCTATATAAACTGGGAGTGGCAGCAGTTGACCAGCAAAGAAGGAATGGAAGGCGTAGAATCATGGCGCAGGAAGGGGTAAATAATGACTGAAAAAGAAGTATGCCTGATGTGCGAAAACTATTCTGAAGACACAAAATGTGATCAGCATGATAGCTGTAAGCTCATGGCGGTGCTAAAAGAGAATCGGGCACTAAAGAAAAAAGTAAGCCAGTTGAAACGCCAATTGGATGAATCAGAACTGAAACGATCATACATGGTAAATCCAAGTGCAATTGGATACCGTAATGATATGGGGTGGTAAAGGAGAAAAAAATGGGAAAATTGTCAAGAAGAGATATGGAAGAGTTAAGAGAAGCCTGCAGCTACGATTGCGGATATACCGATACAGAAGAGGTTGTAAAAGATATCACAGCGCAGGTTCTTGAAGAATTGGATTCGGATACAACATATGGAGATGAGGTTGGGCTGGTAGACAGCGACAGAGGAGAAGAATTTACAACACTGGATGACTTTGTGAGAATCTTCTGGGATAAGGCAGTAGAAAAGATCCTGAATGTTGTAGAGACACAGGAGAGGTAAGAATATGGAAAACAGAGAATTAAAAGAATATCTTGCAGAATTTGCCGATAATGCACCAGTGAGCATTATTATGGCAAACCCAAAAAAAGAAAGCTATATATTCCGGAAGAACTTTTTATGTTAAGAGATGAAAAAATAGGACAACCGGTGCTTTGCATCCAGATCGCAGAAGAAAGAGAGATGAAGGAGGATGAAATAAAAGCAGCTGAAGAAGATGAAAAGAGGGAAAAGTAAGAGATTAAATTTCCGAAACTTTTATTTTTCAATTTCCAAAAGAAGAGGAGGCTGAAGATGAATAATCAACAAGCAATAGATAGATTAGTGAAACATCTTGAATGGGGCTGGACTGAGGAAACAGTAGAAGCCATTGAAATGGGGATACATGCACTAAAAGAAACACAGTGGATTCCATGCAGTGAGAAGATGCCGGAGGATAATACGGATGTAATTGTATGCTTTTACAGCGGAACAGTAACAGAGATGAGATATTGGGGAAATGGAATCTTTCAAGGAATCTATGAACACACGGCAAAAACAATTGTTGCCTGGATGCCGTTGCCGGAACCTTATAAAGGAGAATGATATGAGCGAATTAAAACCATGTCCTAGATGTGGAACGAAAGCATATCTTTCAAGAGATGTAGTAGACGGATTTTATTTCGGATGGTCGGCTGGCTGTCCGAGATACTGCCACTACGATGGAATACATGGAACAACAATAGATACGTCCGAGGAAGATTGCTATGCGGTACACGGAGCGAATTCCAAAGAGGAAGCTATTGAGATATGGAATAACCGTGTTGAGCATCTGAAAGAACTCGATCAACAGAAAGGTTGCAAGAAAATCTTCGAAGAAATGCAAAAGAATCAGTTGAGATAAAGGAGAAAAAGATGGAAATTAAAGAAGCTATGGAGATATTGGAGAAAGACATACATACAGAAGTTCCGAAAGCAGCTATCAGTGCAAGAAAGCATGATGCAGCTGTGCGAATGGCTCTCGTTGCGTTGGAAAAGCAGATTCCAGTAAAGCCGATTATCTTAGACCAACTGAACGGAGATATCGACTACGAATGCCCTATGTGTGGCAAACAGGTAATGTCGGATGCGGAAAGCAGAAACAACTATTGTGGCGAATGTGGTTGTAAATTTGATTGGAGTGAAATTGATGAGACTGATTGATGCGGATGAATTTCAAAAACAGATAGCAGGAATGGCAATCCTGAACAATTATCCACCAAACAAAGCTAATGCACTTTGCGAATTGGTAGATAACCAGCCGACAGCATTTGACGTGGAGAATGTTGTCTCTAACTTAGAGCAGCTAACTTGATGGAGCTTGTGAGTACTGCGGATATTGCGAATGTCTCAATGAGTGCTGGGATGGAGATATGAGTGAAGAGCACGCTATCAATATGGCAATTGAAATAGTGAAGCGAGGTGGACTGGATGAAAGTTAAGATCGAAGACTTCTTACTGACAATGGGAGAATATTGCAAAGAACATGATGTTGAAGAGTGTTTACAGGGAAAATGCGGGCTAAGTGTAGACCATGATGATCTCGGAAATGGTGATGAATACAATGGATGCATCATGTTTGGATGCAATCATCCGAAGTATGCAAAGATGATAAAAAAAGAAATTCTGAAGTACATGAAAGAAAGGCGGAAGCACAGATGAAAAGAGAAATATTATTTAAGGCAAAGCATATCCATGCGCTACCGGAAAATGAATGGATGGAGGGAAAATGGGTAGAGGGATTTCTTTCTGGTGAAGATTACATAAACGATGGGACTTATGAATACATGATTGATCCGGATACGATCTGCCAGTACACTGGACTCATGGATAAGAATGGAAAGAAGATCTGGGAGAATGATATCCTTATGTGCCATGATAATCCGGTTGATCTTGTAAAAGCAGTATTCGGAGAGTTTAACGTCATAGAAGTGGAAAGCGAAGAAGTAATAGACAGTGTAATTGGATGGCACTACGAAACGATTCCGACGGATGCTCTGAGCAAATGCGAACCGTTTTGCTATTCAATGCCATTAACGGAAGATAATGTAAAAAGGTGTAAGATGAAGGTTATCGGGAATATTTGGGATAAATCGGAGGATGCAAAACCGAAGGAAACCGATAATATTATTTATCATGATTTCATGAAGAAAGGCAGAGAATAATGAGTAACGGATGGATTCCAACAACAGAAAGACTCCCAGATCAACGGGAGTTCATAGAATCATATGTCAGAAGTGCATATGCAGCGGAGTTTCTGGTTACGATCGAGGGAGCAGATAAGGCAACAACATTGTATTATTCCCAGACAGGTGTCTGGTTCGATGAACAGGGAGAACCGTATAAGGTTGTGGCGTGGATGCCGATTCCGGAAAGGTATAAGGGATAATGGAAGATAAATATACAAAGACACTTGCATGGATAATTACAACAGTTGCAGTAATTATTGCAATGAAATGGACGGGATCAGCGTGGTGCTTATGGGCGCTGTTCATTCCGGCAATGATAGAGTAGCAGAGAAGGTGATGAAACATTGTATAAAAACCAGGAAGGATATCGTGATCCGACAGCAGGCAAAGCCATCCAGGATGCAAGCCGCATCCCACATCACGTAAAGGAAGCACATAAAGCATTAAAGGATATAGCAAGTCTGCTTGGATTCGAGGTCTTAGTATTAAGAGACAGGAAGACAGGGAGGGTATACCGATGGAAACAGTGAAAGAAGAGAACGAGAAGAAAAAGGAATACCTGAAACAGTACGGCAAAGCATTACGCCAGGAGAAGCGGATCGAGGAAGAGCTGGAACGCTTAAAGCTGGATAGGATGCTTCCGGGAGCACTGGCAGCAGATGGACTGCCAAAAAGCAGCAACCTTTCTGATCTGTCGGATTATGCAGCAGAAGTGGACGAACAGGAACGGAAACTGGTGGAACAGAGAAAGAAAAGAGTTAGGATCCGGACTGAAATCAGGGAAAGAATTGAGCAGATGGAAGACGAGACAGAGAAAGATATCCTGACTTATCATTACATAGATCTTATGAGATGGAAAGAAATCTGTGCAAGAACCGGGTATTGCTGGCAGTATGTGCATAAAAAGCATTCAGATGCATTGAAAAAATTTAAATATGCGATAGAATGCGACACTCAACCTGTGATATAGTATATGCAGGTAAAGAATTGAAACGGGGTAGCAGTCGAAAGATTGTTGCCTTTTTCTTTGCCGTAAATTCTGGAAAGAGGTTTGGCAGTTTACTCTGGAAAGAATTTATTCATACGTCAGTACATTTGTTTGTTGCAATTACTTTTTTAGAACTCCTTATTACAGATACAGAAACCGTCAGAGGAAAGAAACCATGGATAGAGAAGAGATAATTGATAAACATAAATGCCTATTGGACAAGATGAAAGAAGATAGAATATTTTCAATATGCTTTGAAAACAATGCAGTTTATCTGAATGAACAGTGTGATGATTATTTTTCTCACCAACTCACAAAAGAAGACTGCTTGGAATTATCAAGCCTTTTTGGTGAGCTTGCAACTGTAATGAATAGAAGGTAGAGATGAATGGCAAAAGAATTTGCAAGAGCGTTCTACAATTCAAAGAGATGGAAGGATTGCAGAAGAGCATACATAGCAAAGAGAATATCGATTGACGGCGGAATGTGTGAGACCTGTCATGAAGTACCAGGATACATCGTACATCACAAGATAGAACTGACGCCGGACAACATCAGTGACTTGGACATTGCGTTAGGATTTAATAATCTAAAGTATGACTGCCATATCTGCCATCAAAAAGAAAATATGAAAGATGGACCGGCGGACGGTCTTGTGAAATATGAATTTGATAGCGAGGGGGAAATGGTCGTACTCCCCCCCTGAAAAATAATTTGTAAAAAATCACGGCTGACCACAGTCCTACCTCCATGCAACACGCAGGTCGCGCGCGTGAGGGGGTGTAGGTAATGGTGAAAAAAATAAACGAAAAAAGGAAGGAGAAACCTGGAAAAGTGGCGAAATACGAGGGGAAAACCAAAGAACAGATTATTGCGGCCGAGAAAAGAAAACTTGGCGGAATCTATAAAAAGCTTGATGAAAAAACGAAAAAAGCGACAGAAAATCTCGTAGAAGAGGCTGCTTTCATGGGCGCTTCTCTACATGAATTGCGACAAAAGATTGCCGAAAAAGGTTACACAGAAGAATACCAGAATGGTGCGAACCAGAAAGGCGTCAAGAAGTCTGCAGAAGTTGAAATATATAATACAATGATCAAAAACTATATGGCTGTCATAAAGCAGCTGACGGATTTGGTACCGAAAGAGCAGGTGGCGACCAAGACAAATGATGGATTTGAGGATTTTGTAAATGGCAGGGATGATTAGATACCCTGAGGAATACAATCCAGTTCTGGAATACTGGGAAAAGATCCAGAACAAAGAAATTATTGTATCGAATAAGGTGTATCGGACTTACAAGAAAGTTGTTTATGATATTCAAAACCCAGGAGAATATTATTACAGTCCTAAGCGAGCAAATCATGTGATCGAGTTTGCTGAAAATTACTGCAGACATTCCAAAGGAAAATTTGGCGGGAAAAGAGTTTTGCTTGAATTGTGGGAAAAAGCTTATCTCGCAACAGTGTTTGGATTTATTGATATTGAGGGCAATCGGAAATACCGGGAATCGATCTTGATTGTGGGAAAGAAAAACGGAAAATCTCTTCTGGCATCTGTAGTTGGTCTTTATATGCTTACTGCTGATGGAGAAATGGGACCGGAAGTATATGCGGTTGCCACTAAGAAAGATCAGAGTAAGATTATCTGGCTGGAATCAAAAAGAATATACCATCTTGAGGAACTGTAAAAGTATGCTTGTAATTCGTAGCATCATAATTATGCACAAGTCCTATGTTGTCAAGAATCTTTTTGCTGAAATCAGTTCCTTGAAATTCCGAGTTGCTTGGTGCGATATTGTATGCACCATTATTCATGTACACAGCCGTTTTTACTAAATTGCTATTTAGTTCAGAATCCCTCTAAAAAGAAGAAAGGGGCAAACAGAAAAATGAAAATCACATTCAATGATGGTCAGGAACTGCAGATCCAGCAGGTCGCTGAACAGACGGATGGTGCACTTCTGATCAAGACGATTTCGGCGGAAGAAGAACAGCTGAAAACATTGTTCTCTGATGCAGTGGCAACCAAGAGAATGTCCGTAAGTGAACGGGATGCAGATACTGTCACATATGAAAACTACACGAAGCTTGATGCAATCGTGAAGTACACAGCCGGTATTCTTGGTGTAATGATGTACCAGGAAGGAGAAGATCCGGACAGCCGGATAGCAGCTCTGGAGGCACGACTTAAAGAGGCGGAAGAGAAAAATGCGGACTTGCAGACAAGAGTTGGAAAAGCAGAAGAGGAAAATGAAATGCTCAAAGGATGCATTTTGGAAATGTCTGAGACAGTATATCAGTAAAACGATAATCTTATTAACTATTTTATTCATATTATTACAAATTTCAGGAGGAAAAGAAATGATGGCAATGTTATGGGCACAGCAGATTATGTTAGGAAAGAAAACTTATTCACAGGTACCGAGACTTTTAAAGGACAAGGTAAAAGAGGTCCTGATTGATTCCGGAGCAGAAGATCTGGTAACAGAAGACAAGCAGTAGAGGTGAAGCGTAGATGGCAGTAAAAACAGCTCAATATATATTTAATGGTCAGGCATACAATCTGACCTATAATTCGACCTCCGGGAAATGGGAAGCTACGGTTACAGCTCCAAGTAAGTCGAGCTACAATCAGCCGGATCATGTTCTTGGCGGAACAGTAAAGGCTACAGATGAGGCCGGCAATACTACCACGGTAGATCAGAGTCATGCTACTCTCGGCGCATCACTTAAACTCCGTGTAAAAGAAAAGACAGCACCGACTATCACGATCACGTCTCCGTCTGCAGGAGCTTATATCACAAATACAACTCCGACTATCGAATTCCAGGTAAAAGATACAGACTCCGGAGTAAATGCAGGAACAATCGCAGTCACAGTTGATGGTACAGTCGTATCGACGGTAACAAAGACTGCTATTGACGGTGGATATAAGTGCACATGCACATCACCGACGTTAAAAGATGGATCACATACGATTTCAGTCAAAGCATCCGACAACGATGGTAATGCAGCTACAGCTAAGACAGCAACATTTACAGTTGATACAGTGCCTCCGACACTGCAGATCACAGCTCCATCAAATAACCTTATAACCAACAAGAAGACAGTAACGGTAAGTGGTAAAACAGATGACGTATCATCTAAGCCAGTTACAGTAACGGTAAATGGAGCAACTGCAACGGTCGGAACAGACGGAACATTTACTAAGGACGTGACTCTTGCTGAGGGTGCAAACACCATCACAATCGTAGCTAAAGACAAAGCCGGAAAGACTACTACAGTCACACGTAAGGTTACTGTCGATACGTCAGCTCCGGTAATTAAGTCAGTGACTCTTACTCCGAATCCAGTAGACTGCGGAAAGACATTCATTATTGCAGTCGAGATTACCGACTAGGCGGTGCGCCTATGGTAGTAAAGGTAAGCGGTAAGATAGATGGAAAAGAAGTAATATTCGAGAGAGATGAAGGGGACCGGTGGAATGCCACGGTCCCTTATGATTTAGATGGAATGTATGTGGTGGAGTTGACGGCAGAAAATGATGCAGGCAATATTGCATACTGCACGAAGATGCTGTTGATCGTTGATCCGGCTACTCTATGCGTAAGACTTGTTCCACTTGATTATATGGTGGAAATTGTTCCGGAAGACTGTAAGGTTACAGTTATTCCGGAAGACTATGCTGTAGAGGCAGTTCCGGAGCAGTATCAAGTTATCGCAGAGCCAGATCCGCTCTTTGTGGAGGTAATTTATCCGATACATGGAAGGGGGTGTTGTTGTGAACAAAATTAGATTTATCCTGGGCGAAGACAAGCACGTTAAGCTATTGGTGCGAAGTCCTAACGATGAGCCATTTACGATTCTGACAGCATCTTATGAGCTGGCACGTTACACAGGCATCGTGGTGCAAGGAGAGTGTGATATCAATGAGCATTATCTTGACTGTAAGATTGCTCCGAAAGAAAAAGGAACACATATATTGGAAGTGACTTATACGGTTGCGGATTCGATCAGGAAAGCAAGGATAGAAGTTGAGGTGGTTTAATGCTTAAAATTACAGATGTGAAATTAAGCAAAAATACGGTTGCGACCGGGGAAAAATTTACGATTTCTGTACAGATCCAGGAAACGGTTGATTATCCGTATGACTATCCATACGATTATCCGATATCTTATACCGGAACAGCGAAGCCGGTAAAATCATAAGAAATTTAATTGAAAGTGAGAAAAAGCGGTGAAAGACATATTGATGCAGACATATATCATTGCGCTTCCAATCTTATTGGGATATATTGTCTGGCTCTTGCAGGAGCAAAAAAAGAAACAGGTGCAGGACGCAAAAGAGCGTGATGAACGGATTGCGGAAGAACGTAAAAAAAGGGATGCAAACAGCGCCGGTACAATGTTACTTCTTAGGGTACAGTTAATTGAATATCACGGAAAATATATGAAGCTTGGTAAGATACCGAGCTATGCTTATGAAAATTTCTGTGAGATGTATGAAGCATATCATCGGCTTGGCGGGAATGGCATGATCACAAAAATGAAACAGGAAATAGAAGAATTACATCTAAAACAAAAAGGAGAGTAACGATTATGAATACGGAAATGTTGATGCAGTATATTACCTACGCACTTGGTGGAATCGGAATTTTAGCATTCCTTGTGAGCGTAGTTGTACAGGTGATAAAGGAAATGCCGGTACTGAAAAAGATTCAGACCAATGTGGTGGCGCTTGGGGTAGCGCTAATCCTGACACCGACGGCAGTGATAGTTCTATGTGTCTATTACAAGATTGTAATTGAATGGTATTATGTATTTGCCTCATTTCTAGCAGCATTTATTGTGTATCTGGTAAGCACCGGAGGCTGGGAACGGATCACAGAAATCTGGAACAGAAGTAAATATAAAGAATAATGGGGCGAGTGATCGCCCTCTTTTTGAAAGGAGAAACATTATGGCAATGAATGGAATTGATATTGCAAGTTATCAGGCAGGAATTGACCTCAGTGTGGTCCCGTGCGATTTTGTGATCGTAAAGGCAACAGAGGGAACAGGCTACGTGAACCCAGATTTCACAAGAGCTTACGCACAGGCTAAGAACGCCGGAAAGTGTCTCGGTATCTACCATTATGCGAATGGTGGAGATTACCAGAAAGAAGCAGATTACTTCCTTGATAGAATCGGAAAACGTGTAGACGAAGCAATTCTCTGCCTTGACTGGGAGGGGAAGAGCAACCCGGCATTCGGTAGCTCAGATTTTGCATGGTGCAAGAGCTGGCTTGACTATGTATACCAGAAAACAGGCGTAAGACCTCTTTTGTATTGTTCGCAGTCTGTAGCCTATAAATTCAACAATATCGGAAACTATGGACTCTGGATTGCACAGTACGCAGACATGAACGCCACAGGCTATCAGGATAAGCCGTGGAATGAGGGAGCTTATACTTGTGTTATCCGGCAGTATAGCTCTTGTGGTAGATTGAATGGATGGGGCGGTAATCTCGATCTGGATAAATTCTACGGCGACAAGAACGCATGGAACAAGTACGCCGGAAAAGGAAACACAACCAAACCGGCAGAAACACCGAAACCGACAGTGAATACTCCGGGCGGATCCACGCTCGATCTGGTTGTTGGAGTCATGCAGGGCAAGTACGGTGATGGTGACAACCGCAAGAACGCCCTCGGAACACGGTATACGGAAGTGCAGAGCTTCATCGACCATATCTATTCTGCATCCGTAGATACACTGGTGAACGAAGTGAAAGCTGGTAAATATGGTAACGGTGACACAAGAAAGGTTGTTCTCGGTAGTCGTTACACAGAAGTCCAGAACAAGATCAACGCTGCGTTTGTCAGAAAATCAAATGAGCAGATCGCACAGGAAGTTCTTGTCGGTAAATGGGGCAATGGAAACGACAGAAAGAATCGTCTATCAGCTGCCGGATATGACTACAATACGATTCAGAATATCGTGAACGGTAAGTCAGGTGCTTCATCCGCACAGTATTACACCGTGCAGAGCGGAGATACGCTTTCCGGTATCGCATCCAAGTATGGCACATCCTACCAGAAGGTTGCGCAGTTGAATGGAATCAGCAATCCGAATGTGATCTATGTAGGACAGAAGTTACGAGTAAAATAATAAATATTGTCTTGTACTAACTAAACTACCCCAAAACCAGTAACAAGAGTCAAATTAATTCCTTCATCCGCAAAATACCCATTTTCAATCGCAACGTATTGCGGGGCATAGAAAATAGAATGGGCGACTTCGTTCAGTGTCACAGAGACAGGAGAAGAATTGGTGTCATGATTGGCTTGGGAAGTGACGGTTTCAGCTTTAGGATTCGTAGCATTATCATCGGCAGGTGCAGAGCTGCAGGCTGATAAAAGGCCGACAGTTATAGCAGAAACAAAAAGTAAGGATATAAAATTTTTTTTCAT